TTCTAAAGCTGTTTCATTTAAGTCAGCTGGTGTTGATGGTGTATTTGCATTAGTACCACCAGACACGAGAGGATGTGATGTTGAGAACAATGGTTTACCGTCACCGTATGTGAAAGCGCCATTAAAGCCGTTGTTTAAAACAGCTGCTGCTTTAACTTGTTTTGTGTAAGCCATAGCACGAGCTAAAGCTTTTGTGTAACGAGCTGATAATGAATCATACAAGTTATCTTCAATAGCTTCTTCAGTTAAGCTGAAGCCAAGAGCGATAGTTTCATGATTGTATCGGGCTGTCCAAGCTTCTTGAGCATTGTCATAAGCGATGGCAGAGCCTTCGTTTTTAACAGGTGCTGCTGAAAAGCCTGATAGTTTTGTTTCTTCTTCAAAAGAACGTTCAGAAGTCTCAATTTCGTAGATTTCTTTATGTTCTTCACCATAACGAGCATACTCAAGACCGAACAAAGCGTTAAGGCCTGGTAATAGCTCTTTTAATAACTGCGCACGAGAAATAGCCATATTATATTACTCCTTAAGCTGCGTAGTAGTTGTGAATACCAAAGTTGATCTTCACAAGTACTTCTGGATATTGAGTGAAAACAATGGTTGAGCCGCTAGGAATTGTAATTGAGGCATTAACCACAATTGACGTTGATCCAGCTGCGTAACCGCTTGCGTTGTTTACATAAGCACCTGTTTGAACAAGTTGGCCAGCTGAATTCAAGTATGCTACATCTGTACCTGAAACAATAGCGCTTGGTAAACCAGTGCCTGTTAATGTAATTGTTGTACCTGCTGATACTGAACCAGTTGCAGAAACTGCACTAGCTGTATCTGGAACTAAACTTAATACACGTAAAGCTAAACCTGTTGAAGGTGTAGTTGTAGGTGAAACAGCTGCGTTAGATGAGTTACCAGTAGCTATACTACCAGCAAGATCTGAACCTGCTAAATTTAAACCTACGATTGCTTGTGATGCAGATGAAATAGTTGTTCCGCCAGCTGCTGAAACCATAGCTGTCTTGAAAACTGTATCTGGGTCGTCACAAACAATAGCTTGAATATCACCAGCAGCTGTACTAGCTGGGTAATATTGGCTAAATAATTTTTGACCTGTTGTTGGGCTTGTATAAGAACAGCCTAAAAATATACCAATAGTTTGTTTACCTGATGTGCTAGATGTAACAGCAGCACGAGTAACTAAACCACTAGAGAGTGTAACGAAATCACCGTAATAAATTGATGTGCCATAGTTATTTTGGATTGTGTAGTTACGTGTTGATCCAGAAAAAACTTGACCACCAATAAGATTAACGGGCTTCAAACCATATGGTGCTGAAACGGTTGGATAAGCCATATTTTACTCCTAATTGTTAATGTTAGTCTTTTTTACCAAAAGATACGGTAGACTTCTTCTCAGAGAAAAGAGGCATACGTGCATCATTCTGGCGCATAAAACTATTATCTACTGCATCGGCTTGAGATTGAGTCATGTTAGCTTCGTATTCCATACGTTGTTTAACAAACTCCTCAGGAGCCTTACAAAGTAATAGCCCGCCAATCTCAATGTTGTCTTTATATTGACTATTGGGATCAGCTAACAACTTAAATTTAGGTTGCTCGTTAATGGAGACAGGTTCCCAACCTTCACGCATTCTCATGGAAAGATTACGGGGATCTGCTACATTTAACATTGAAACTCTAATCCATCTATACGCAAAACCTGGTTGTTTATCAGGTTCTGGTAACAACTCTGGAGGTGTCCAAGCTTTTGGACGCTCTTGTTGTTGACGGTCATCTACTTCACGGGGAATTCTATTTTCAGCCATTTTGGGACTCCAATTTAGTTAATTCCATAGCATATTGCTCTGGAGAAAGTTTAAATTTCTTAGCCAAAGCTAATTGTGTCTGCGTCAGTCTAATCTTTTTTGGGGATGTAGAACGTGTAGCAGGCGCTACGACCGTTGAGGATTTTTGTCTGCTTGAATCTTTGGTTTCAGCAGGTGATTCACCAGCAAATTTCTCTGGAAATCGTTTACGCATTTCGGTATCAATTGAATTCCAGTAGTTATCGGAGCCAATTTGAACTCCATCACGTTCTAGTCTTCTATGAATACCCATTGCGAGGAAACTCATGTCGTCATCTGTACCATACCAGCTATTTTTGTCTAGCCATGCTTGGGTTTTTGAATCCAAACGAGCAGGTTGTGACTGTTGTAACTGTGATTGTACAGTATTTTCTTGATTTTTGAAAGATTCTTCATCATATTGATACTTATAATTCTCATATTGGTTCATTTTTAGCTTGGCTTCAGTCAATTTCTCCTGAGCTTCTACTAAAAGTTCTGAATCACCAGAATCATACGCATCTTTATAGGCTTTTTTAGCCATTTCAAGATCTCGTGCAGCTGAAACCTTAACATTATCAACTAAAACCTTCTCACCTGAGGTTAAATCACCCCTAAGCTTCTTGTTTTCTTCAATAATTTGTTGTGCTACACGAATTGCTTCTTGTTGTTCACGTAAAGCTTGTTCTTTTTCTCTACGTTCATCGTTAATAAGCTTCTTCATTTGTAGTAAACGTTGTTTAGCTTCCTTGGAATACTCTTCCAAGTCATCTTTTTCAATGTCTTCTACGATTTCTTTTGGTAGTGGCGCTGCATTTTTCTGATCTTCTTCTGGGCGATCATCAATCACCTCAATTTCTACATCAGATTCTGCAGGTACTTCTACCTTTTTTTCCTGTTCTTCTATTTCATCAGGAAATTGGAATTCTTCTGCCATAATATTTCTCCTTAAACTCTACTGATGCCACGAGGATCTTGCACAATTCCCTCGACAGAATCATCATTGATTATTCTAAATTCACGACCATGAATCTTTAATCGTGTGCCAGAGTTTGGTCTAGCTAAGATAAAGTCACCTTCCTTACACCAAGGGCCAGTCGGGAAACGTTTTTCATCTTTATAACAATCAGGACCAAGTTTAACTACGAAAAATACTGTAGATAATACTTCTTCATTACGCATTGTCTCAGCAGATTTTGCTAATCCGCTTTCAAATGTATTTTCAGCTTCTGGGAGTGCGCATAAAATGCGATAACCCATTGGCTCTGGAAGTTGTCTTGCTTTTTCTTCTGCTGTTTGAGGCAGAACGGTATTACTATTTACATCATCGGGGTTTGATCCGATTAGTATTTCACTCATCCGAGTTCTCCATGTGTTGTTTTAGGTCTTTAATATAACGATATACAGTAAGAAGACCTGAGATCTTTCCGCATATATTTTGGTATTCAACATAGTCTTTGGCCATGCCAGTACCTAAATGTTCTTGTAGGTTTGCTACTTGCTCATTTATTTCTCTTATAACTGCTTCTAATTCATTCATTTAGTTTCCTTGTTTGAAGGTTGTTTGTTTTGTTTTTCCATTTGCTTTTCTTGCATAGACATTTGAGCTTTTGATTTTCCAATGTCACTACCAATCTTCATTCCTTCTAATCTTTCTTTAGAAGCTAGATGTGCTTTTTCAGATTGGATCTTAGCGCCTACTTGCATACCAGCAATTTTCTCTTGAGTAGCTAATCTTTGTTTTTCAATCTCAAGTTGATCTGCTTTAGAAGCTGCTTCAATCTGTAATTTCTTCATCTTCAAATCTACTTCTTGAGCTTTAAGTTTTAACTCTTGAAGTTGCATTTGAATAATTGGATCTTGAGCTGCTTGTTGTGCTTGTTGAGCTGCAATAGCAGTTTGATTTTGATTAAGCAATTGTTGAGCAAAAGGAACAGCGGCTTGTGTAATTGCCATTTCCATTTGTGGTGACATATGTTGATCATTGTCATCAAAGTTAGGTATAGACATACCAGCCATTTGTTCTAATCTTCTTTGATATTCCATGCCAACATGTTCTGTAATATGAGCTTGTAATGCAGCTGCAATTAATGGCGCTTGTGGATTTTGACCAATTGCTTGTTTGATTTTTGGATCATCCATCATAGCCATATGAATCTTGATATGTGATTCATGGTCTTGGAACATAAATGCTTTTAATGGCTTACCTGCTAATACCTGTACATTTTCTGATACAGCATTCACTGGTTTCATATCTTCTGGAATAGCTACTAACTTATCTGCATTCTTAATGCCTAATGCTTCTAGCATTTGGCGATGTAAATAAGGTAAGTTATAAAGTTGTGGAGCTGTTTGTGAAAGTTGTAATACGGCTTGATATTGAACTACCTTTTGTGACATGGTAGCTGCATTAGGATCTGATACAGGAATAATATTAACTAATGAGTAATCAGATTTACGTGCCTTGCGATCACCAGTAGAAGGTTCATATGAATAATCCTTTGGTGCATAGTCTGCAATAATAGACTTAAGAAGTCTAAATTCTTTTTTCATTGCAAAGTGAATACGAGCTTGAATAGCTGACATCACTTTGAGAGTTCTTTCTAGAATAGCTAATGTAGTGCCTACTGGACTATTCGCTGACATGTCGGAAACTTTTAAGTCTCCAGCTGCAGCAAAACGTCTACCTTCATCAATGATTTGATTCAGTAATTGGATAAGCGTTTGTGATGGTTCTTTGTAAGGTAATGGCATGATGTTATCTTTCATCGTGCCAGATGGAACATCTACATCTCTAAATTCGCCTGGGGCAATTGGTGTATCATCACCTTTAACTCTAAGGCCTCTTGTTTTAAATCCACCAGGTAGGTTTGCTAGTGATCCAGCGTCTACTAATTGTCTAAGTATGGATGTTCCAGATTTAGCAAAACCGCCTATTAAGTGGATAAGACCAAACGCATAAATACCAAAACCTGGTATGTATGTGTAATGTACAAAGTGCTGACGTTTTTGATGAGTAGTATCATCTGGTTCCCAGTTACGTCTAATAGCTAAAATGGTAGATGTATTCTTTTCAATGGTAACTACATATGGAAGTGCTAATCCTGTAGGTTTACCTTTATCATCTGTATGTTCAAAACCTGGAAGGTCTAAGTCAACATGCATTTCTAAAATCTTATAACGATCATCAGTCGTTGCACGGAAGCCTAACTTCTCTGCAATCTTCTTTTCAACTTCATCTAAATTGCTTTGTGGATCACCAATATCTACATCACGATAGAATCCAGCTAATTGTAAACGCTTTAATTCATTTTCTGTTTTACGCATCACATGTGTAACACGTTCAGCAGCTTCAAGACTTGATGCACCATATGGCATCACTAAATCTTCTGCTGGAACATACATAGATACTTGACGATCTAATGCTGCATCTACATAAACTTTTTTAAATCCGTTACCAGATAAAGCTACGCCCCATAACATTCTTTCATGTTCAGGTCTATACTCTGGCATGTTATCTGTAAGCTCATAGTTCATGTCAGCAACGACACGCTCCATAGCATCTTTTTTCTCTTGTGTTTCTTTACCCACAATCTCGCCTTTTACTGGGCCAGATGCTGGGAATGTATCCATGATTGTTTCTGATTGGAATTTGGTTACTGCTTCAGCTAAGATAGGGTGATAAACACCACAAGCGCCATCCCATGGTTCTGCACGTTCGTCAATTTTTAAACCTAATAAATCTAAACCATCTACGTAGGTTTGGATCCAGTCACGTCTTGAATCTACATCAGAATCAAAGTCGCCAACTAAATCACCAGCAAGTTCAGCTAACTCACCTTCATCCATGTATTCAGCTAAGTTATCGGCAAAGTCCTCTTTATCCTTTTCTTCTGGACCTAAATTGATTTCCAAGCCATCTATATTCATATGAACGGCATCTGGATTTACAATTTCTATTTCCATATCTGGTTTTTGGGCGTCTATACCTGCTAGACCTTGAGGAGCTTCGTAGAGGGCTTTATCAATTGACATAATAATCCTTTAATGGTAGATACAATATTTTAACCTTTTTATCAATAATAAGCCACCTTTCTGCGGAACTCACGGGGTTCATCTGGCTCGTCTGAAGGCAGGGTTACAAAGCCTCCACGTCTAAATCTAATAAGTGCTTGGGTTGCAGAGTCAACTAAGTCATCGTGATCTGAGTTAGGAAATGCTGCCATTTCTTCTATAACTTCTTCTGCCCAACGTCTTCTTGGCGCCCACACCTTACCCGAAGCAAATAAATCGCTCACCGAGTTGACCCGTGATATCTTGTCGTTACCACGAGTTGGCGTAAATTCTTGAACTGGGATTCCCATCCGTCTTAGTTCAAAAATTAAAGGCGCACCTGATGCTTTGGCTTCCACGATGAATGCATCGGGTTGCCAGTCTGTGTAGTATTCCATAGCTCTAGTCTTTAGCTCAGGAAACTCCATGCGTTCTTTTAATGCGTCAAGCAAAATAATATGCGGGTCATTTTCATTTTCATCTTTATAGAAAACGCCCCAAGTTGTGCATGCAGAATAGTCGGCACGTTCTGATTTGGTAAAAGCTGTATCCCAGCTTTGAATAATAAATTCACATCGTGGCGGTTGTTCTTTTTCCCACACTTGCCACCATTCACGCTTAACTAAAGCGCCTTCTTCAGAGGTTGGGTCTTGTTGATACTGTGCTTGCCATTTAGATAAAGGCAATTCAATACGTAGTTTATCTAATTCTTCATATGACCAAAACTCTGGCCATAAAGGTTTCTCACTTGGTAGAATAGCTGGAAGTTCAATGATTTCCCACTCATCGCCATCACGGTCAACCATGCCTTGAATAATCTTGCCAGTAAGATCTCGTTTAGCCCAACGAGTCATAACGACTACAATAGAACCTCCTGGCTGTAAACGTTGACGAGGTCCTGATGTGTACCACTCAAAAACTTTATCGTATACTGATGGGTCTCCAGCGGCTAACGCTGCTTCTTGTTCCGAATGCGGGTCATCAATGATGAGAAGATCAGCTCCTTTACCAGTGACAGTACCACCCACACCAATAGCAAAGTACTCACCATTAGCATTAGTACTCCAACGACCAGCAGCTTTAGAGTCAGAACGTAAGGCGACATTTGGGAATATTTTACCATAGACTTCAGAGTCTACCAGATTTCTTACCTTTCGTCCAAACCCAACTGCTAATTCTGCTGTATTTGAACACTGAATAATCTTTTTGCCAGGAAAACGTCCTAGGAACCAAGCAGGAAGTAAATAAGATGCAAACTCAGACTTAGTATGACGAGGAGGCATGTTAATAATAAGACGCTTAATTTTTCCATTTGCTATATCCTCAAACTTTCTAGCCATTAAAGCATGGTGACGCCCATGAATAAATCCTGGCCACATTGTTGTTACAAACTTCATAAAGTCTTCTACGCCTTCTTCACGAAGCAAAGCATTGTCATACTCACGAACTTGTTCTAAAACCATAGCCTGTTCTTCAGGCGATAGCATATTCATTAGCTCTAATACTTTATCACTCATCTATACTTCTCAAATCTAGCTCTAAGCTTATCAGCCTTTTTATTCCAGTATTTGTTCTCGCCCACAGTCACATAGACTATACGATTCCAATGTATATCCCTTGTGCGCTTACGCCTATGAGATACTGTAGGTTTAGTCATGTACATTATCTGTAATAAGAAACTATTCAACTGATCTCACCCTTAAACCTGCTGGTCGAATTGACCTTGCCCGCCCCTTTACCCCTTTGCAAACCCCAAGTTCGATTAGGATCTGCATCTTACGGGCAATATTACCCCTACCTTTTGCGCCCGTTAGACGCACAATATCATCAACTGTAGGACCAAAACCATACCTTTTCCAAAACTCATCTACAATAATAAAGATTTCTTTTTGTGCTGGGGTCATTTATTCAGCGCCTCATCACATATATTTAATATCATAGTAAGTCTATAGTTTGGTATGCTATGTTGAGCATTTATTTCACTTACAATAAGATTCTTAATAGAATAAAAATACTCATTCATATTTTCTTTACTCATTGGTTCATAGGTCCAAGTTAATTCACCCGTAGATTTATCTAATTCGTATTCTTTCATTTAATACTTTCTATAGCCATATGTAAGCAATAAGCTAGTCCAAACCATGACGATACCAACAATGCCATAATAAATTCTTCCCGCCCCCTATTATCCTTTAGGTCGGTACAGATTGTGTATATGGCTATCACAGTAGTTATCATATAGATAGCAAAGACAAAAGACCATATAATGTGAATATAGACCATGCTTATGTCAATTCTCTCATAGTGCATCTATACGGATTCCAAGTAAGCGTTTAACCCTAATCTTCCAGCGTTTATGCCAAGGAAGGTTATCAAAGTTATAAGCCATGTTGCCAATCATAATATAAGTTTCTGGTCTAGGTGGTTTCATCATTTTTCTCCATAATATTATTATCATCTATAGGGGACCCTAAATCATCAAGGGGGGTGTTTTCTGTATCAACTTTCTCAAACTGCTCCCAAAAATTAGATACCCCTCCCCACTCTGATTCTGTAAATGATAAGGGTGGTGTTTCCGTATTTTCATCTAATCGTTTGTCTGGAATACTATGACAAGGGTCAGCTGCTGAATTCGAAGAATTTTGGGGGGTCGGGAGTGGTGGGGTCAATTCCTGGGCATATTCATCGATCTCCGGATCTGTTTGGACTTGGACTCCAGCTGATAGATCTTCCGGATTATCTTCCGCTGGGTCTTCGATCGTTGGGATCTGGTCGATCGTGATCGGATCGTCTCCTGTGATCTCCTTCAGTAAGTCTTCAGCATCTTTCTTCCGGTCTACAGATAAAGATCTGCTGGATCTGATCGCCTCTGCCAAAGTAGATATAAGCTTGGACTTGGCTTCGCTGGTCGTGGCGGTCTGTTGGATCTCCTTGCGTTCTTGGAAGAGTGCTACATCTGACATTTTACCGATCAGCTCTAGGCATCGGACTTGAATGGCTGGGGGGATCGTAGGATCTAGAGCCTTTTCGGTGAGTTGCTGGATAGCTAATGCCCTTAAATGAGCAGGAAAAAGGTATTTCTGTGCCTCGATCGCTAGTTTTATCTGCTCGACATGGGTGGAGACTTGGGGGTTTTCTAAAAGCTTCGATGCTTCACGGCTTCTCGTGTGACTTGTCCCCTTGGATTGATACGCCTTCTTGTAAGCTCCAGCCTTGGTTGCTCCCTTGGCTATCTCTTCGGCAAAGGCTTTTTGCTTGTGGGTTAAGGTGTTAGGCTCTGCCTTGTTACCTAGCAGGATCTCTTCTATTGGGAGCTGGTCGAGTGCTTCTCGGATCTGTGATCTGTTGATCTTCATGGGTATAAAGTAGGAACAATGTTAAAACGATCATTTTACTCTATATTTGCTTAAAAAAGAAGCAGACCGGATCGCATAGATCGATTTTGACGCACGATCTCTCCCTTGGTGATATCTCTCTATAGGTAGTAATAGGATATTCGATGCTGGGCTGATCGCTTCGCTTTTAGCCATAGAAATAGAAGGGGGGCGGAAAGTTTTCAGAGCTGGAGCTGGTTTCAGCGATCGAGTGCCGCAAAAGTGATCGGATCGATCCAGCTGGATCTCTTTGATCGGTCTTCGATGCTTCGATGACTCACTGAAAATAAATGCTTTAAATACTTGCACATTTTTTAAATATCAAAGACAATTCTATTTAGTAAAAGACGATCGGACTTGGTTTATCGATCTATAAGCTTTTACCAGCTGACCAGAGCTGACAACGCTGGGCGATCGAGGCGGACGCCTGTAGTTTGGGACAAGTCGATCAAGTGCAATCTTCAAGCCTATTCTTTGGAGTTGGCTTGGGGGTTTAAACTTAAAGGAGAAACCATGACAAAACTTGGAGAAGTAGTGAAAGAAATCGAAAGATTAAGAAGCTTGGTTGCAGACAAAAAGAAACAAATTAAAAGGATCGATGAATCTCTGATTCTTTTAGGATCGACAAAAGATGACCTGCTGGACGAAGTGGACGATCTATTGTCAAAACTTACTTTCAATTATCAAAAAGAAAAGGATCTAACATGAACAGAATCTCACCTTTTAAAGAGCAGTTTTACGTTTTAGCAAGATCTTCGATCCATTCGAAGCCGGAAGAGTCGGAGTATGAAACAGAAGCAGAAGCCCTAGCTGAAGCCATAAGGCTTTTAAAAAGGGGCGATCTAGTGGAATTTGGCAAAGAATATGCTGGGGGCTTTTAATATGATTAAGCCAAGAACATTCACGACCAGCGATCTAGATCTAGAAACCGCAATCGAGCTTTTAGAAAATCTACTAGGAGCTTCCAGCGATCTAGAGATTTTTGAATACGATCAAACGTCCGCACAAGCCTTCCTTGATCTGTATTACAAGCACCAGCAAGAATAGAGAGTCGCTTCCAAGCTTATTCGATCGAGTGAGCTTGGGGATCGGTTTTCGATCATTACTAGGAGAGAGTATGAACATTTTCGCTAGTCATTACTTAAAAAGGGACGGATTAATCTACAAGGAGCTTTCAGAGCTGGATCACCAGCACCGGATCGAATATCTTTGGGGATTGTATGTCCAAGCGATCCGCTTCCGTAATTCCAAGCAGTCGAAGCGGTTTTTTATCCGTTTAATCAAGTTTTGCAATCGTTTAAAGGAGAGAGCATGAAAGACAAAAAGAAAGCTTTAGAAGCATGGAAAGAAGATCATTTTGGAAGCTCTGAAGGCTTCGAAGATGATTGGAACGCTAACACCAAGGAAGATCTTCTCGAAGTTTGGGAAGATCGTTTCTTCAATGATGAAATAGATCTTTATTAAAGGAGAGAGCATGAAAAAGAAATCACTAGCACAAGCAATTAAAGCGGAGCTGGATCGCAGAGATCCGGTGACCTATTGCTTTATTTATGAAGCATTGATCCGCCAAGCTGACGAAGTTTTGGCTAATCGTGAGATCATAAAGCAAGACAAGGATTGGCAGAGAAGCATAATTGATCCGGAAGCTTGGATTCGATCTGCTGAAAGCATTCAAAAATTAATTCAATCAATTTAAGGGGAAACCATGAAAACATTAGAACAAGCAGTCATTGACCAATACGGATCAAGGGAAGAATTTCTCGAAGCAATACCGGACATTTTACAGAGTGGGGCGTCCGGTGGTGTCTCCGGTTTTATTTATTACCATGAGACGATCGACTTCACGAAGAAAAACTTCAAGCCCATCATCGAAGCTTTAAAACGTGATGCAGACGACTTCGGTTTGGGTCTTTTGGAGATGTTAAGGGGCTTTCGATGCTTCGAAGGCATGACTGAAGACGAGATCGCTTCCGGTCTTTATGATCCGGAGTCGGACGATCGCACCAGCGTCTACAATGGCTTGGCTTGGTATGCTTTGGAGTCGGTCGCATGGTCGTTGGGTGATAAGTAGGGCGGTCTTTAAGCTCATTCGATAAGAGTGGGCTTATGGGCTTGTCTTTAAGCCATAACAGAAAAGGGGAATTTTATGGAAAATAGAACAGAAGCCGAAATTTTGGCTTGGGAAAAACAATGCTACGGCATGCCGTCTCGCTTGATCGTGGATCTCGTTGCGGACGATGCTGGGCATTCGATCTATGATGCCGGAATGGTTTTGGCTGGTCATCTCTCGAATCTGCAAGAAAGATTTTGCAATCAAGAGTCTGAAGATCAAACGGCTGAAGAGAATCGACTCCGCCAAGAGCTGAACGTGGCAAAGTTTATTCTGTTTAAATACATTATGGACGTTGCTCGGCAGACTGAATAATGCTGGGTCGATTGGTAGATTTATAAATACACGGCTGAAGGGACTTTTCTGTCCCTTTAGTCATTTGGAGAAAATATGATTAAGTTTAATGATTGGGGCTGGATTTTATGCCATGAACAAGAAGGATTGCGTATAAGCACTATACGTTTTGATTCAAAAGAAGGGGCGTTGAGCTGGGTCAAGGAAGATCCGGATCATCGCTGGGTAGATTCAGAAAACTTTATAATTAAGGAGAAAACATGGGAACACGTTCATTAACCTATATTTACAATGATGCAGACATGCCATTGGTATGTATTTACAGACAATATGACGGCTTTCCGTCTGTCCATGGAGCTGAATTGGCTGAAGTATTGGTCGAAACAAAAAACAATGGAATAGAATGCTTATCGGCTTCGGTTGTAGAAAAGCTAAAAAATGGTGATTGGGGTAATACTTATCTTTATCCACCATTTGCAGAGCAAGATTGCGGTCAAGACTATGAATACATTATCAAGGACGATCTAGTCATAGTATTGAAAATTGGTCTTAAAGGAGATAGGATTAAACTTTTCGAAGGATATTATCCGGAATTTAGATTCTTCTGTAAAGGTCACGATAACAAAAAAGTAGCATAGTATTATCTCCAAGCTTCTTATTCTAGGGAGCTTGGGGGCTGATATTAGCCATTTACGAAAGGGAAATATATGAGAGTATTATCTTTTAATGTATTTAAGTTTAGTGAGCTATCTGAAGAAGCACAAAAGAAAGCTTGGGAGAATTATGTCACTAGTCAATACTTTGATTATCATTGGGTCGATGAAGGCATAAAGTCTGTTAGAGCTTTTGCTGATGCTTTTGGCGTTAGCATCAAGAATTATGAATTATCTACTTATGGAAATAGCTTTATTGATACTGATGCCACCAATGATGCGTTTAGGGGCATAAATTTTGATAAAGCTATCAAGATGATCGATGCCAATGAAGACGGATATTGCGTCTACTATGACATGAAGCAGACGTTCATTGATTCTGTAAAAGGTAATGGCAATATCAAGGGGGCTTTTGAAGATGCGATTGATGCTGGGTTAAAAAGCATTAAAGCTGATATGGAATATCAAGAGTCATTTGAGTATTACAAAGAAATGGTAGATTGTAATGAGTATGAATTTTACGATAACGGCAGTTTAATTTAAGGAGAGAATTATGCATAGCAAAGTAAAAGCAGAAAAATTATTTAATATCGTGAGTGATCTTCATGATATTGAAATAGAGCTATTTGATCGAGCTGGTAATGACTTCGATCAGATGTTAGCTGAACAATTACAAGGTGCTAGAAAACAATTAGAAAAATTAACGAAAGGGGAATTATATGCCTAATTGGTGCAGTAATAATTTAAGAATCACAAGCAAAGATCCAGCAAAGATCCAAAAACTTAAAGATGCATGGGACTCCGGTCGATTCATGCAGACTTTATATCCGTGTCCGGAAGATCTGATTGACACGATCGCTGGATCATATAGTGATGATGAAAAGCAAAAGGAGCTGGAAGCTAAAGAACAAGCCAATTTAGAAAAGTATGGTTATAAAAATTGGTATGATTGGTGCGTAGCAAATTGGGGAACAAAATGGGATATCAATGCAGACTCTTTTGATTCTTATGTCAAGGGAGATACATTTTATGCCGTGTTTGACACCGCATGGTCTCCGCCAATAGAATTCTTTATGTATTTGGACGGCAGAAATCGTGCCATTGAAGATGAAGAGATCGATGAAAATGACTATGATATCGTGTGCGATTATGAAGAAGAAGGCATGGGATTCATGGGAACGTATTCTACTGAATATGGGGAAGAAACCAGCAAGATTGAATACGAGTGAAATCCGATAGCATTCTACGGAGTGCTATCTGATTATCATTTGATAATCGTAACCAAAGGAGAGAGCATGAAATTTTATATTGAAGCAAGTGAAATGGTGATATATAAAACCATGGTAGAAGCTGAAGATTATCATGATGCACAAGAGAAATTTTGGTGCGTTTATAGTGATTTAGAGCCTACTGATATTAAAAATGCAACGATTAATTTTATAGGGGAGAGTCAGCAATGAAAACATTATCATGGACAAGTAACGATATTTGTTATGATCCAAAGACAAAAAGTATATTGGGTCAAGTAACATGTAACGGAGCTAATGACTTTAAAGCCGTGGCAATGGGTCGTGATCTAGGAAGATTTGTAGATCGCCAAGTAGCTATTGATCGAGTGGCTCACATTGTTAGAGTGAGATTGGCAGATAATCATGACTAAATTACCGCATGGCAAGGAGCTGGATCGCCTACGAAATCTTATTTTAGATCTCGGCTGGGAATGTCAGCGTATGAGTAGCAGTGGAGTCGAAGAGTATAACGAGATTTGTCGGATATTGGACATCGAAGAATACACGGAGACTTATGGTAGGTAGGTGTGGGCGTGTAACTATAAATGCACGGCTGAAGGGAAAATTTCCAATTTTTATATGAAAGGTAAAAATTATGAGTGTTAAATGGTATGGCAAGGCTTATTGTGCTAATCCGTGGAGAGCAGAAGATGTGCAATGTTTGAAGCCGGAATGGTCAATGAAAAAGTGTGAAGAGTGGTTAAATGATAATGAAGATCGCATTCAAGATCGCTTAACCGAATTGGGTTATGAGGTCATTGATTCATATTTACAGATGAGGAGCTATGATGAGTAATTGTAATTGGTGCGGTGAAAATGAAGATTATATTAAAGAGAATAGCAAAAACATAGAAGATATGCTTTGCGGTGCTTGTCTTAATTTTCATGAAATGGGTATAAGTTATGATGAATTATTAACCGGAAAATACGAAGGGGGCAGTGATGAGTGATCGTTATAGTGTTTATTGTGAAGAAGAGATGGCTGGTTTTGAAGTCAATTCTTATGTATTAACCCTAAAGGGTGCTTTAAAAATGACTAATGAATTGTTTTTAGAAGGTAAAACAGAAGTCACCATTGTTAATTTAGGAGATGATGATGAGTGATATTTACGTTAATGAAGTAACAGGCAAGAAGATTAAAGTTTATAAAAAATGGTTTGTGCATGTATATGACCATGATGATCCACGTGACATACTTGACTTTAGAGACACAGAAGAGAATGTTGCTGGTTGGTGCTATGAAAATGTAGGGGATTTTGATAATTCTGAAGATATTCATGAAGCATACGAAAATGAAAATTGGGAAGATGTTATTGAGCTTACTCAATGCAGATATTGTGATTATGAATATGAAGAAGAATGGGTCGTTGAAGAAATAAAGGAGAATGAATGATGGCTTACGAAGTGCAAGAGTTTTGTTTGTGTGGTGGCTGGACTAATACATGGTCAGACGGAGATGATAATCCGTCTGTCTATGCTACATTAGAAGAAGCAGAAGGAGAGCTGGAGTATTTTTTCAAACAATGCCATGATGCAGTCGTTGATGGCAATATGGAAGATGAACCAGATCCGGAAGATTTTAGGATAGTTGAAATACCAATAATAAAAGCTTGGTCTTTAAATATCAAATGGAGCAATGGTGAAGAAGAGAATGTAGATCTACCTGATGATTTCCGTCAGGCTCATAAAGATATCAATGGGTATTTTGATTATTTAGAACAGGAAAGGAATAGGCGTTAACGCTTATTTTAACACAGATCACAAGGGTTGTATGCTTCAAAACCCTTGTGAATGCTGATAGTATGTGCATTCCATAGTAACTAAAAGGAGACTATATGGGAGAATTACAACTTGCAAGTGCATGTCTTGCTTATGTTTTATATGGCGAGGCTGGTAGCAATTTTGATAATCAAATAGCAGTTTATCATGTGGTTATGAATAGAGCTAAAACGATCAGTCGAGTGTGTGACACGATCTATGCACCAAAGCAATTCGAATACATTACCTTAATGCAAGAAGGCAAAATGCAAGAGCCGGATCGCAAAACATTCTTAACCTATCAGATACAAGCGGTTAAGTTTTTAACTAAAGCCAAGGGTTATACATATAATCCTGTGGGTCATTCTATCTTCTTCCACGATTCTAGAATCCACCCAAGTAAAAATGTGTTTAATAAACCTTTATTAGCACAAGTCAATAATCTTTACTTTTATTGATCTATAATAGGTAGTTTAGATCACTAGACTACCTATTTCTATTAATTTCTTCTTTAAAGCTTGAGAAGCTTGGAAAGTCCCTACTCTCTTATGAAAATCATTAAAATCTTCCCCGATTGTAGAGCTGATCCAATACGGCTTGCCTGTTTTCCTAGCGGTAGTCTCTCCCACATGGGAATTATCATTATCGGCAACGATGAGTCCGTAGGGAAACTTCCTAGCTATGAATTGCATGTTAGATGCACTAAAGCAGATGTGGATCACATACTTGATATTGCTAGTTTTGAGGACTTCTCTGATGGAGAGACCGGTCGCATAACCCTCGCAGAAAATAGGAAATCCCTTTGCGTCAATGGTGAGAGTTGCCCCCTTGGTCGTTTGTCCCTTCAAGAACTTCTTGACCCCTTGGTTATCGATGAGTTGACACCCAACAAGTCTGCTATCGATCCTCATGGGTATAACTAACTGATCGTTCCATACATGACCCAGCTGGTCTTTAAATCCCTTGCTAATTAGATATGGGTGAGTTTTCTTTTCAGATTGTTTTAAGATCCAACCAGCCTTTTTAGAAGCTTGTTCAGCACGGATCTTACGATCGCTTTCAGAGTCAGCTATTTTTTTTAAGATTATAGGGCTTGAGGCATTTTTACCTTCTTCAATCCATTGAGCTGGTCTATCCATGGTTGACCAATTCTGCACCCAGCCAATACTACCTAGGAATTTATATCGACCATTAGTTTTTCTTGGGTGATCGGTTGTGGGAGTTGCTACCCAACGATCAGTAACCAAGTTTTTTAGAATCAAACCATGGTTGATTGCGAATTCTTCAAATCTCATGCAGACCTCCTATTTTGTTTTTGCATTGCTTTCACATAGGCAATTGTTTTATGTTTAACCCAATTTAATGTATCAATAGAAGGCTCAACTTGTAGTTTTTTATCTAGCTGGTTAGGCCATACACCAAACTTCTCTTTATATTTATGGGAAGCCCAATTAGGATTGTAGTTTTTCTCATGGGCAATATAAAGTAGCTCTGAAAAGAATGTCTGTTTATCAAGCATAGATGTTTTAGTATTCATCTTAATCTCATACATCTCACCAGCAATAGCTTCAAATTGACTTACCGGTCTTTCATACCCACAGGATTCACAATGCAATGCTTTAGGAGTCCATAGATAATTACATTTAGGACATTTAGCTTCATGCTTTTCACGTTTAGAAGGTTCACGTTTAGTCTTTTCAACTTTATCTTCATTGAGTTCTTGAACGCCAACTTCAAATACACGATCCCAATCGTCACGAAATCTTAAGTAATTACCAGAATGATCCAGCCAGAGTGCAAATTTTTTTTCTGGGTGAGGTCGCATCACACGACCCATCTGTTGTATATGACTAGATAATGATTTACTAAAAGGTCTTGCAGATACTCCAATCATAACGTCCGGAACATCAAAGCCACGAGTTAAGATGTCTGTAGCAATCAGGCCATGGATAGTTGTATCAGGTTTGCTGAAGTCTTCTATCACCTCTCTTTTATAATCACTATTATCTTTGTAAGATATTGAAACAAAGTTGTATCCAGCCACGGCAAACTGCCTAACTAGATCTTCTCCGTGAGCTACACCAGCACAGAATACAATAGTTTTTCTTGGGCTGCCGAATATCTGATGTGTCATTTTTATCCACTCTTGCACAATATCACCTGTAATCTGCATACCACGTTCAGTTACTATGTCTTGTGACCATTCCCCGCCAATCTTTTTAGCTCCGGCCATGTTAATCTCTTTGGCAAAATATACCTTTAATGGTGTGAGCCATTTATTTTCTACAAGGCTATCAGTCGTAGATCCACACACTACGTTGCTATAAAGCGTTCCTAATCCTTTTGTGAATGGAGTAGCAGTTAATCCAATGACCTTCATCTCCGGATTGTTTTGAATAAGTTTGTTAATCTGCGCACGTGCTATGTGGCATTCATCTACTACAAGAACATCTATTTTTGGGAATTGTTGTCTGCGTTCTAAAGTTTGAGCAGAGCAGACTTGAATTTTTTCGTAGGTATTATATTTCCAATGGTTAGCTTGATATACACCATGAGGTATATTGTATTTTTCTAATCGAGTGCTGGTTTGATCTACTAACACAATACGGTCTAGGATCATAGCTGATCTCAAACCTTCTTCTGCCATGGCATGCATTAAATAAATAGCAACTTCAGTCTTACCAAAACCTGTAGGCGCATAAAGAAGTTGTGATCTATGGCCTTCAGCAAATCCTTGATTCAATTTATCAATAACACCGAGCTGGTGTTCACGTAATGCTAACATGTTGCTCCTTTCAATGTCCAAGAACCCCTTGGATTAGGCTACCGCATTTGCAGTTTGTTTTTTCTTAAAAAGTTCTTCATTCCGTTATTGGAACGAATCAACTCCGCATTACGATTCATATACATATTGCGAGTTGTAGTAGTGGCTTGTAAATCCCTAGTTAAATTTTCTATCTGCTTACGAAGAGATGTGATCTCATGGTGGATATAAAACTTTTCGAACGGACTTGCTTCCCAATTCTGTGAGTTGATTATGTCTTTAAGTTTGGTATTTTCAATATCAAGAGCTATGATAGTATCTGAAAGCTCTTTTATTTTTTGTAGTGCGTGTTTTAACTCTGATTCAATATCACTCATTTATAATTCTATTTTATAAATTGATCTGTGTGAAGAGCTTTATTGGAACATCGTAAAAATATTCCCCTTGACTAACTGCCTTGTTAGGTATCTCACGCACTGATGAATTTTTAATCAGTTGTGAATCTACATACCAAGCTCTCTTTATGCTCTTTGACACAACAAAGTAAATAGTCCTTTTATTGTTATCAAATAATTTATCTTTTCGTTTTGGAATGTGAATGGTGCTAAATGGGCATTGATCCCAATCTCTCATCTCTATCTCCGCATACCCAATCGCCTTTTTGTTTCTTTCTATAATTAAATCTACCGCATACTTATCCGGATTATGCCATGCGTTTAAATCCCATGTAGCTTTAATATATTTTCTTACTGCCTCTCTTGCTGGCGGATCACATGCATCATGAACCGCTTGATTGAACGGCTTTGTCCTCATAATATTTTTTGTTCCTTAATCCTCGTGGAGTTGCTGGAAGAGATATGTATCCTTCAGCTTCCAATTGTTTAATCCTTCTCGTATTGGTAAAACAATACTTCATAACTTCTTGACGATTAGCCCCTGGATTCTTTTCTATATAATCCATGATCTTCTTGGCCATTTTTATGTCATCTAATTTTGTATACATTAAAACTTGCTACCTACTTCCTCAAATATTTTTTCGAACACCTTTGGATTAAAGTCTTGTTTGTTAAATTCAAACATAGTCTTTTTTCCGTTAGCGTGTTTAATATAACCTTTAACCAATACATTTTCAACTATGATTGTTTTTTTTGTGTCAGCCATTAGTTACCTACAGTTCTGTATGTAACGCCAAGATATATGTTTCTTACATTCGCTTTAGGTATGTTAAATACTTTAGCTACTTTTGGTATAGGCATTCTCTTTAATGCTTCCTTGATAGCTATTACTTCTTCTGTTGTTAAATACTTTTTGTGATACACGGTATTCATTAATATGGAGCCTCCTCATAATCATTTGTGTTAAATACTTCTTTTGGTGTTTTTGGTAACTCTACCACATCTAAATCTGGATGGGTATCTTTATACCATTTGGCCTCTCTTTTTGACCAGCGATACTTTCTGATGATGTCTCCATCGTCTACTACTGCGTGGGTAAAATCCATATTTTTTTAGTTCCTTTCATTTGTTTCAGACAAAGCTCCGCCTAGGGTGAGAAGAACACCTTTGACCCACAGCAGAGGAAGAGAACACCTATGCTACCAGTCCTACACAGAGTTAATGTTCACTCGACATACAGTAGGCAAGTCACCCCAGTCCTGTATATCTTGTGTGATACCCATTTAAGTTCACGAGGTTGCACGCATGCGGGTGTCAGCACGGCCTATGTATTATCCACGCAGCCCATTTAGGCCCATTGATATCGTTTGGAGTACGGAAAGATGAAAATGAATAGGGGAAAAAAAGAACGAGCGTTCTCTTATCTCCTTTACATATCCATCTCTCATTTATAAATATACACCTGTTTTTGAAATTGTGCAAGAGGTACAAAGAAAAAACCCCTAGATGATCAGTCTAAGGGTTTTTAAGGTGCGAGGGACACCGAGGGTTGACCATTACGAGAGAGAGATCTATGTAAAGGATCGTGTGAGGAAAGGGACTCACAAGTAGAAATATAGCAAATATGTGTATACCTGTCAACATATTTGTGAAAGTTATATATAAATAGTTGTATATAACTAAAAGTTATACTCCCGTTAGCCGGCTAGAGGGAGGCAATATATGTATAGGATATGTTGCTTTTTTAACTCTACCTATTGTTAGAGTAGCTTTTTTACATGTAATTCATGGTAATACTGAGGATTTTGTGTAGCAAAAAGCGCAGAATATGCAATACAAACTTCAATTTTGGCGTTTGTATAACATTTATAAAGGACTAACACTATGTGGACAACTCCATCAGCAACTGAAATGCGCTTTGGCTTTGAAGTGACTATGTACGTAATGAATAAGTAATGTATAATCGGGGGCTATATGCCCCCTTTTACTAAACATAAGCTTGATATAAATACTGATGAGATAGCTCAGAAAGTATATAGCTTACAACATCACTTTATCTCAAGATCAGATGAATTTCAGTTTTATACACTTGGTAGAAACTCTTATCAAGACGGAAAGACTCCAGCGTATTTAAAAGATAGTAGGATACTCAATCCTATATTGCGTGAAGAATTTGGTGATACCTATCGTATCATTATTGATCACTTATCAGATCAGTTTAAAGAACCTATTATTTTAAACCATGAGCTGGCCCACCCATCATTCCATATCTTTATATCTAGCCCATTCTTACTTTACCATGGCGGATTATGGCATGAAGACTATCCACACCTTACATTAGGTCTGGGAGATGTTGACCCATATACGTTTACTGTAGCCATTAAACTGCCCACGGGTGGTGGCGGTCTGGATTATATTGAAGATGGCAAACAAGTCTATTTACCTTATGAAGAAAAAGAGCTGATAGGCCATGATGGAAAGACTATGCATAGAATTGCAAGTCTGAAGAAATATGTGCCTAATGAATATAGGATCACGCTACAAGGTCATTTAATACGTATTAATGGTGTATTAAATATGTTTTGGTAATTACATATGTGGATTACAAGTGATCCACTGATAAGCAAGAATTATGCCATGAGTCCATGATCCAAAAGCATAAATTAAAGCAATGATAATAATTGCTTGAACGATAGGATCTAATCTGTTCATCTTTTTTTCTTCTTGAGTTGTCTTACTATTTGAAACTTCTTCTCATTGCTATATTCATGCCAATGAGTAATGTCATGTTTAGATCTACCGCAACCAATACAATGATTATTTTCTAGCCTGCATATTTTTATGCAAGGACTAGCAACATCACTCTTCATAGTGATCTTCTGGCATATACTTTATATCGTATTTAATGTCTTGAAGATTATCTGTATCAGTTTCGTAATGAATGCCTTCTCTTACTTCTTTTTTCTTACGGCCCCAAATTCTTTCATATGACTCATCATATGCATCTTTATTTGTAGGTCTTTGTTTACTACCTTTTCCTGCTTCACTTGCCATTTATAACTCCTTTAAATCTATACCTTTTGATATTAAAAATTTATCTAATACTTCATGTGCTTCATCATATAATTCTTCTGGCACTCTTCTTTCAAGCCAATCTGTTTCATATTTACACTTAGTTTTTTTACTAACTGGGCCATTTAATTCCCAGGCAGAAGGATTCCAAACAGGCTCTCCTTCTTTTTGTATTGGAGCTAAACCAAAATCTGTCTCTATTACTTCAGTTTTTATTTTACTCATACAAGTTTACCAGTCCATTTACCATTTTCATTTAAGACCATTGGCATAAGCTTTGGCTGACCATCAATGATCATTCCGCAACCCACAATGAACCTAGTCTTAAAGTTCTTTGCGTATTGGAATGCCATAGACTTTTGATTGATTAAGCACCCAACTTGCATGCCCCAGACTAGTGCATCTGGATTTGAATAGTAACCTATACTAAATTTTGTATGGTAATGTCCTTGAACTGTATGCATACCATATTGCATAGCTACTTTAAGAACATCAGCAGATAAACCGTGAGTAAAGAAACAACGACTGCCATCAGATAATGTAATCGTATGATCATCGACCCACTGCCATCCATTGCCAACGCCTAAATAGTCATTATAATGCTTTAAATAGCCTTTGGGAACTCCATGCTTTAAAGCACGTCTAAACAACATAGATGAATGGTTAGAGTGAACAATAGTCATCTTCGGGAATATCTTTTCAAGTGATTGGATATATGCTATAGAAGCTGCAAGCTCATGGCCAGCGGAATATAGGTCTGGATCAGAGTCATGCATTGACATAGCATGCATATCTAATTCATCGCCAATGTTAATTACACAATCTGGTTTATATTTCTTCTTCAATGCAGTTAAGAATCTAAATGCATCTGGATGGTGATAAGGTATATGTAGATCTGATATTACTAAAACTGATTTGTATTTCATGGTTTCCCTTTCGTTAATTACATCTCTCGTTTGTCATAACCCATTGTTTTATTAAAACTACTCATATACTTTCTGAATGTTTTATCGTGCTTATCATAATGAGCTTTTCCTTCTAAGTAAAGCTTTAAATGAACCATTTCATGTGCTAAGGTTCGTATTAAATTATTGAATGTTTCTTGATGATATGTGCTTAAATGAATCTTTAAAGGCTCTACATCCATAGACCCCATAAGTTCAGGATCATTATCTACTTCAAATATAATCTTATGTGCTGGAGGTAAATTCCAATTAAGCATTGGAGGCATGCTACGTAAATATTTGTATGTTTCTCTTACAGTATATTCATCAATAAGTTCCATGTTAAAGTCCTAGGTTAGCTTCTACTAATAATTTACTATCATAACGTTTGATGGCTATATGTCTTTCTGCATTTGCATCATCTCTATATAAAGGTGTAAGAGTAATGTTATGAAGCTTAGATTTGATTTCGTTCTTGAATGATATTTCAGATGGTTTGAATGGAGATATAAAACTATTGACTAACTTATTTTCGTGGTCAAACTCTTCGTATAGCCAAGCGTATGGTTCTTTTTTAATCATCAAAGCTCTCCAATCCTTTATTTGCCCACCTGCTTACAAAGTAACATGAGGCTCTAAATGCCACAACTACAACCGCAAATGGTATAAACATAATACCTAGTACTCCAATAATTGATCTCATTTAACCTCCAAGTGTTCTTTTTCAAATAACCAACCTATAGTTTTACGATGTGCATCTTCCCACATCTCAACACGTTCTTCCCTGGTCATTTTACTTCCTTGATCTAGGTTAGAATGACATTTATAACACATTGCGCTAATTCTGTAATCATGAGATTTCATGGCGATTGATTTGCCATCTCTTGATTGATTTGAATGAGCTGCAACTACTGTTCCATCTTCAATGCCGCAGACCTGGCATGGAGATTCTCTTACAACTTCTAATAGCTTTTTATTACGATACATTACCAGACCCAAGACACAAAAGAATCTCGGATACCTTTGGTAACAGGTTTTACTTCATGAGGATACAAAAACACTGAAGGAAACATAAGTATATCACCTTGTTTTAATTCGATTATTTTATCATCAAACATGACAAACTCGCCACCTTCGTAATCATCATTTAGCAGGCCAACAATAGAAAGAATAGGTATACCTTTTGTTTTTCCATCAAACATAGAATGAATATGGTCTACATGTTTAGCCATTAACTTATCTTCTTTGTATCGGTTGAATCTGATATGGGTAAATCCAGACCAACCATTAAAGTAATTTGATTTTAAATCTGTAAGAATATACTGACTAATAACTTCCCATACACGTTGAGTTAATGCATCACGGTTCTTAATATTATCCCATGTTACATCAAGCTCTTTTTCTCCGCTACGATTACCAAATGAACCATCTTGAGGATTATAAAATTCATGTTGCTTCCAAGTGGCAGCATCAATTTCTTTTCTTACTTCATTACAAAACTCTGGAGTAAGCCAACCATTATAAACTTTAACGTAATCTTCTAGCTTAGTCATTCCTTAACTCCGTAAGCATTCTATTGTCACCAATAGTGCCTTTAAGAAATGTATTAAATGCAAGGCTAATTCTAGTTTCACCTGCAGTAACAGCCTCTACATTATGAGTAAGACTTGATGGAAACATAACTATGCCTCCCGTCTTAACATTAAACCACCATGACTTAGAGTTAAAGATATCATATTGATCTGTTTCAAGACTAATCTGTTGATAGCCTTTAGTATGGAATTTAATCTTATCTTCTTTTTCGTCTGCATTTATATATAGCACTCCAGATATAAAGCTATTTGGATGCTCATGTGTGTGATGATATTCACCAGTCTTAGTCCAATTAAGCCATGATTGTGTAATATATGGCTTTACGGGATACTTAGGTTTATAAACTTTATCCATGTAAAGTTGAACTTGGCTTTGCACAAACTCTTTTAAATTTGCAAGCTCTGGTTCATCAAGAAGGTAATTGTTAAGGCTTGTTGTGTTGCCTTGGTTTTGGTATGTTTTATCAGAATGGCTATTAAAGTAATCCAGCTCTTCTTTAGTAAAGTCTCTTTCCATATGATTAAACATAACTGGTACTGGAAAAAGTAATTCAAAGTTTGGTTCTTTCATATCATCCTTATTTAATGTTATGTGCTTCTTCTATCGCTCTTGCAAACTTAAAGAAGTAATTATCAAAGCTTTTGTCTTGAATGATTTCATAGTATATATTTGAAATCTGTTCATCAGTTAATGGTTTTAATACTTTAGGTAATTTATCCATGTCTTCAGATGTAAGCTTTTGCTCCATCCATTGTTTATAGTTTTCCATTATTGCACCGTTGTTGGATTTAATTGATCGCCACTCATTTCAAGCACATGTCTTAACATATCAAAATACTGATCCTTAGTGTCAATTGAGTTATGCAATACATACAATCTAGCATTCATAATGCCAGATAATTCTAATGCTGACATTTTATATTGTTTAGCCAACTCTAATAAAAAGTCGTCTATTTTAAGACTTATTTCTGTAAGTGTTTGGTTGTTTGGATCTTCCATTAATGCATTTTCCTTCTCATTTTGGTTTCTAAAGTCCTAATTTTAAGCTCTAAATGCTTAATCTTATCATACATTTGCTTAGATTCTTTATTATGTTCTGCTACTTTTTTGCCAAGACCTTCTAAACATTTTCCAAGCTTTATGCCTAATGGTCTATCTATTGAGTATACTTCTTCAGCTATTTTGATAAGCTCTTGAAACATAAAATTCCTTATTGGGTTTAATCATTTTGCTTAAACACACCGCACATTTAAAACGCTTTATATTTTTGTTAGCTGTATTTACAACCTTTCCATTTTCCAAGGGCCTAAATTGTAAACACGATGAGCAATACTTTTTATCGTTCATTTAATCACCTAAGTAAATATGAGGTTCTTTAGATTCACGTTCTAATTCTCTTAACTCAAATTCTTTTTTAGCGTTTTCTAAGAATTCATCAATCTTTTCTTGTCTTCTTCCTTTAGCATATACTTCAGCAATAAATACTATAAGAAACAATACCCACCAATATATATCTGCATCAAAGTGATCTAAAAAAAATAGTCCTAATATATCAATCATTTTCTTGTTCTTCTTTTAATAGCTGGAAGACCAGCTGTAGGTTCTTCTTCCATCATGGCTTTGGCCATAGCTTTAGAGTCTCCTGGAATTTTATGTATAGGAGCGCCACGAATGAGATATCCCATCATGGCGAGTCCAGCATACAGTGACTCCATATACTCTTTTTCATTATCTGTCATTTAGATAACTCCAATGTTTTAATATCATCTATGATCTTCATGCCAATCGTATTACCGCATATTGAAATAGTCATAGCATCTTCATTGGAAGTAACGACTTCAATAGCATCCTTTAGGGCTTTGTTATAACCACTATTGTATACAGTATTGCCATCAATAATCATTTGTATTGAGTTGCGAATAAGCTCGGAAGCTTTTCTATCTTTAGCAAGCTCTTTAAGTTTCTTATGCAATTCCTTTGGTAAGTAAAGTGAATAAGGTATTAGCTTGTCGGTTTCCATGAACTATATTCCCTATATAAGTTAACTAACTTTTCTTGAGCTGCTACATTAGTTTTAAGTTGAGACCTTGATTCAAGCTCTAAATAAAACCTTAACCATTGTGTAGCGGACTCATAATCTTTGGTTGGTATTTCACTTTTTAAATATAGATAATCCCAAAATTTAGTTTCACGACAAAGCATGCCAGCAATTTTTACAGCTCTATCTCCAGCAAACTCTTCCTGTCTATCAATTGGCTCATCACGTTCGTTAAGTCTTATGCCTTCAATTTTATATCTAGCACCAATGAAATCCCTGAAAACTGATTCAGGGAGATCATCGGGATGTATCACTAGAGTTAAAACACAACCATTTTTATCTTGTTTAAAAGCATACTTAACCGCTTCAAACTCGAATTTATCCATTACTGCTCCCAGGGATTTGTAACTGGTTTTTCATATGGCTCTGACACTGAAAGGCCAAGGAAGCCTTCACCAGTCTCACCATTTTGTTTGTTCCATGCAGATAAAGATAACTTAATTACTGGAGTATCAGCATGTTTAGCCAATAAATCCATAAGTAAGTTGCGATCTACGTTGACGTATCCTGTAAGATCCGGATGTTTCTCTGTAGTCTTTTTTCTATTCTTGCCTAAAGCACCGCTGTTTAATCTAATTTCAGCCATAATTATTTCCCTTCTAATGTTTGTCTTGTTTCAGTAAATTTTGCCATTAGTTCTTTATAGAATATTTCATCTGTTTGTTGAACTAACTTAAACAAAGCATTGTTCTTTTGGAATATCATTAAAAGATCATCTACTTTATTTGCCATCCCCAAGGCCATAGTGACTGCTTGATCAATGGAATTTAACCACATCACAGGATCACCTTCTGGCTTTGCAGAAGCTTCTATTTGCCACTCACCAGGCTTACCTACAATTGGTGGACTTGTTACTGTAGGTTCAGCTTTTTTTGAGTCACTAGATCCTGTAGTAGCATCTAAAGCGTCATGTTCAACGATCTCCATAGCTGCTACCCAAAGATAGCGTCTCAAATAGGTCTGCACGGCCCCTAAATTTTGAATGGCGTGACAGCCTTTTAACTCAGCCGTAGACATAGGTGAACTAAAGATCACAAAGTTTGGTTGTGTTGCTTCAGTTGCATCTACATCTACGATGGTTAATGACGCCAATTCTGTACCAAATGATACAGTCCCACATAAGCCTACTTCTGCAAAGATTGTTTGAATCGTTGGTAAGAAGTCTGCTAATTCAAAATACTCATACCCAGCAAATTTATTCTTGCCAGATTTCTTAAGCGGAGCTGATTGTAATTTCAGCCTAGCTTGTTGTAACTTTTTATAAACATTCATTTCTTAAGTCTCCTTTGTTTTTCACGTTGTAAATACCATATAGCTTTATCTATATCCTCTATTGCATCATTCTTTAAATCAGCCCTCCATATATACTTTGTTGCATTACCTAAACAAAAACTCATATGCTCGGTAACTTGTATACATTCTATACCACTTGGATGGCTTGTGTAATGTTTTGGATGATTAACTACATCGTTCCAATTATATCCGGTTCCTGCTCCACTTTTACTCATGCTTGTTTCTCCAAGTAATCTCTATATTGTTGGCAGTATTGACTAACTAAACAATAGTCTTTACATCGAGTTCTTTCACCTTGTCTAATTTGTATTTCAAATCCAGCACCAGCTTCTTTTTTAGCAATTTCAGCTGACTCCGGTGAATCATGTAATGACTTAGCTCTTGTATTGCCTTGTTTAATTAAAGCCCATACAGCTGGCTTTTCCCACATTTCTTCTGGAGTGCAATCTGGAAGATCTGCACCTGTTTCCATAGCAAACTCACATGCACTATGTTTTGCTAATCTACTTTTAATAAAATTTTCTTGTTCTTCGGTTGACCAAAGTTTAATAGGGACCATAACAACTCTTTGTTGTGGATAGTCTGGTTTACGACTAGCCTCACCTTTGCTCCAATCTTTTAAGATCGCAACGATCTCTAAAGACTGAACCTTTTCTTTTTTGTTATGTTCGAATAGCCATGCATAGATATTAAGTTGTTGTTCCCATTCCGGCTTATCATTCATTACAGCCCATACAGATGTGGTCTTGTAGTCTTTGATATGAATGCCATCTTTATCTTCTACTTGAAGATCTACAGCTCCGGATATTTTCCAGCCGTCTAATTCAGCATGAAATCTTTGTTCAATAATATTTTCATTATCAAACCCTTGTTCAAGCATATGGTGGAATGCAGTACCCATCATTTGAGGAACCATATCCATAACATCTTGCTCAATCTGGTCATCAAACTTTTTCATCAAAGTTAGGATCTTAGGGCTATTCATAAGTCCTGTTGCAGAGATATGAGCCTTACCTTTTGAGTAACTTGGATTCTTAGCCACATTTACAAATGGCTGAGGCAATTTAAACTTATTAGTAATTTTCATTATTCACCACAATTTCCGGATACACATAATTGATTATTTAACATAGCTTCTTCTAATTCATGAAAAGCTTTGTCTGTAGCAATCTTATCAGCTGACTTACATACATCATCTAATACGTCATAATCTATTTCCATACATCTTGTTCTTGTTTCTAATCCACGATCTCTTGCATGATCGGCAGTAACAGATGTAATAAATTCTGTAGGTTCAAAACCATTCTTTATAAGATCATTGTATTTTTGATCTGTCATAATGTGTTCTGTAATTTGTATAAATCTCTTCATTTTTTGTCCTTCCATAATTGTTGACATTCTATTTGAGTATGTGACTTTGTGCATTCTTCAATAAATTTATCATGCTGGTCTTGATAACCAAAAAATAAACATATGAGTTGTATAAATGCGGTCATAGGCTCCATACTATCCCTTTTCACCTATAGCAATTGCTACTAACAAAAACAATAAAGCAACAAATAATGTAATTGCAAATCTATTGACAGATCTCTGCTTTTGTTTTCTTAACATAGCAGATTGAAACATGTACATATCAGATTCAATTTTGTCAATTTTTACTTGCCCCTCATTAGTGTTACTATATATATGTTTCATATTGCCCCCTGGTTAATGAGATAGAATATTGGCATAGAATAAAATACATGTCAATAGGTTGTACCCATATTAATTCATCTGCTATAATGCACCATATGAAACAAATTAAACTAACATTACCATACCCACCTACCGTTAATCATTATTGGGGACAGCTAGGATCTAAGAAGTTTTTAGGTAAAAAGGGAAAAGAGTTTAGAGAAGCTGTGTTTTTATGCGTCTATAACGCACGCCAAGGCACTTTAAACGCACGTTTGCATATGGAGGTATACCTATACCCTCCCGATAATAGAAAGCGTGATGTAGATAATGTGCTAAAACCATTGCTTGACGCACTGGAGCATGCTGGTGCATATGAGAATGATTCTCAAATAGATAAGTTATGTATTACTAGGATGGATGTTACTAAGGGCGGGTCTTGTGACGTGACTATTACTCAGATCTTTCAGCTCGAAGACGTTCTTGGTTAACGCTTTCCAATATATCATTTTTTTGTTGTTGGAACACAGTAATTCGTTCACGTTTTTCTGCTGGAGTCAATCTAGGATCATCAGACAATCTTCTGATTTCTGCATTAATCTCTTTCAATCCAGCCTCAGCATTCACTATATAGTCATGTACCATGATTGTTGATTTATTTTTATCAAAGTATTTTTCAGCCTCATCTGCACGGCCCCTCTTATTAAGAGTTTCCCATGTATTGTAAGATTTATCTGAACGTTGTTTAAGCTCATAGAATAGATCTTCACGGCCACGTGGCTCAGGTGGCAAGAATATTTGTCCGATAATTGGATTTCTAGCCCATACTTTTTCTGGCTTATCGTTAGTGAATAAATCAGAGAACCATGCTCCAGTTGATCCAGCAGTTCCGCCTAAGCCTCTAAATAAATGATCAGCTTCAATTGGACTTAAAGCGCCAAAAGTTAAATGGCTAAATACTTTACCTAAATTAGAGGTAGCATTTGTATATTGCATATATACATCTAAATTTTCCATGCCACGTGGAGTTATTGTGCCACCTGTAAAGAAGTCATGGTTTAATGCAATTTCAATTGGAGCTTTAAGACCTGTAGCAATTGGATTAGGTCCAAGTAAGGAATCATACGCAGCACGAGCTAAAGCTTTTCTTAACCTTGTTTCATCAATGCCATTTTCTGTGCCATGCTTAAGAATATAATTGTATATCATTTCAGGAATAGCTTTAAATATGAAGCCATAAGATGTATTGATAGGTATCTTCATTCCACCTACAATAAAGTTTCTCATTTTAGTTTGATCATCAAGCTTCTCGTAGTCATCATCGCCACCCTTCATCATAGCATATAATAAACTTACAGAAATTAATGTTGCAGTAGTTTGCCAAAATCTTCTTTTGGCTTTAGATTTATCTACACCTTTGAATCCACCACCAGCCATAGATGTAGCTAATACGTCAATCTGTTGGATATAAGCATTCATAAATGATACTGTTCTTACAAGACCTAATGCAGCTTTACTATTACCATGACGCAAGAAGTCAATCACAGCATTAGCTCTAAAGATTGCTTCCATCTCAGTGCCACCTTGTTTCAATGTTTCTTGATAGATAATTCTACGTTGAGCATAGTCTGAAGCATCACCAATATGATCTAAGATCTTTAAGATCCATGGACCAATATTCATAAGTGCTTGGCCTTTAGATAGCTCTACTTCTTTTTCTGCTGTTCTAGCTGATGTATGGAATCCACCAATACCATATGATTTTAATGTTTTAACAATAGGATCGTTTGGATCTAAAGCGCTAAAGAAACTTCCTAAGATCTTAGCCCAAACTTTCATAGGACTCTTAAGGCCTGTTACTGCTGCGGCTGTAGGTGCATCTTTCCATACCTGCCACCATTGGAAGAATGGATTAGTCGTAACGCCACGTCTTAACCCTTGGGAGAATTTACTTAATACATCAAGTATAGGAAGCTCTAGGTTTTCAAGACCTAATAATGCAGCTGCATGATTCGGATCTTTAATCTCAATAATAATACGTCTACCATTAACCAATATGTTAGTTCTAACTGATCCATCAGCCATGACGCCTTCTTTAGGGAATACTTGGAGCTTGCCATTAGGTTTGCGGGTAGCATATGCTTTAGCAATTTGTAATGCGCCATAGTTGCGGATTGAGTTACGAGTCATCATCATGACGTTGTAAACCATGTTATCAATCATATTGTCGATACGTGAAGCTACTGCACCTTTACGGAATACTCGTTCTTTACTGATGTTTGTAAGGCCAGCCACAAAACTTGATGGCGCATGAAGTTCTTCAGCATCATCCTGGACACGGAACCAAGGTACATAGTCTTTAATAGATTTAAGATGATTACCACGTTTTTCACTCATAATGCCAGCAAATACCATGTTATCAATCATATTATGATTAACGGCAGTCCAGTTATCCATCATTTCTTTTAACTCTGGGAAGTCTTGGTCTTTTCTAATGTAGTCATCAATGACATCATCATTAAGAACTGGTAATTGGTCAACAACTTCACCATTTTCAATAACAGGAATAAATACTAAATCTCCATTAGCATCTCTACGTTGGAAGTATTCTGGTATCTTCTTGTATGCTTTAAGAATGGCTTCATAATTGCGTTGAGCTACGTCTGAATCTTCTCCATCATCAATAGCTCTTTGTAATTCGGCTTCACGATTTAAAAATTCATTTTGAATACTTCTTGCACGTTTAGCCTCAAAGAATGTGTTGATTAAATTTGTGGCAGTTTGTTTGCCTAACTTTTTAAACAATGCTCTCTCTAGCTTAAATACATTATCCATGCTAAATTGAGAACTTACAGCTTGGAACATTTGCGTTCCTTGATTGAATGCAAGTTTACCTAGATGCATAACATTCGCAGCAATATGTCCAGCATGAATAGCATTAGTTAATGAAACAGATGCAACAGCTTTACCCATGGCATCGATTAGTTTACCTGCATATTTTTTAGCTTCTGTTTCTTCAATACCAGCACCAAAGAATACATTCTTAACTCTGAATGTAGTAAGTGCTTTATCTACACCACTAATCATCTTAATACCAGATTGTTTAGGTGCAGCAGATACGTCTCTAATTACAGTCTTAGCCTCTTTAATGTTTTCTGAAATCTTATCTGCAATATCTTTTTGATTGTTGAATGGAGCATCAGGAACATCATTCGCTCTAAATTCATCATCAAGTTCACGTTTAGCATCCGGATCACTTGGACCACGGGCTGATTCTAAACCAGTACCACTGCTCAATACACGTCTACCTTTAACCACCGTATGTAATGATCTCATGACAAGATCTTGCAGTTCTGCGCCAGTTAAGTTTTTAATGATGCCTTTCTTAACAAGGAATGTTTTGATTGCTGTTTTAAGTCTTTGGAATAGATTATGAGTAGGTGCATTTTCACCAATACGAGCCATCACTTCACGTAGGAATTGCTTCTCATCTGTTTCAAGTAAGTTAGCATAGTTCTTTAATACATGCTCCCATGCTTTAGCTACAATGATGTCACGATCTTTTTGTTTCTTAAGGTTCTCAAGTTGTTGGTTATATACCTTCTCACCCAACATGCCACGTAATCCATAGTGTTCACCAACCTCATGTAGCACTACTGAACGTACATCGCCAGCTGGAACTCTATCGGCAATGATATAAGCAACACCTGTATCTTTGTCAAAGAAAGCTTTATCTTGTGGGTCTAGATCATTTTGATATTTAGGATCTAGCTCTCCAACAGTATTGACTACAACAATAAGGCCATCATCAAATAGTTTTTGGACACTTCTGCCAAATTCTCTAATGATACGATCTTTGATTGATGCAATAGTTTGGCCATCGCCTCTAGCGCCCTTGGCTTTTTCTACCTTAAATATCTTACTAAATTGTTTAAATATTGGATTATTGTTTCTCATGGCCATAATAATATGAGATAACTTACCATCTAAAGATGTGGCAAATAATTTTCCACCTTCATCAAGGCTTAAGGTAATATCCTTATATCCAAATCTTCTAAACAAGTCTGCCATTTGTCTAATAAACTTGGCATTAAATGTTCCAAGAGCATCTGGTTTTTCAAGGAAAAGATTTAATGTTTCTTCAGACGCAATAAACTTATTAGCTTTTTCTATACCACGAGCATAATCTCCAAGATCTTTAGCACTAACTGTTATTTTATTATCAGCATGAGATTCTGGAATAATGCGATTAATATCAGGATATTTACCTTCTATCCATGTTCCATCAGGTTTTAATATTTCATCACCTGTTAATTTTTCAGGAATTTTTGGAACGCCAGAATAATCTGGATTTTTGAGAATAGTAGCTCTATGGCCATCTGTTGCAACCATACGATCATTTTTTCGATCTATTAATATGCCACCTAAATAATATCTTACATCTTTTGGATTGAGTATTTCAGATAGTACATTAGTTTGATCTTCGTAATTTTTTACAACTTTATCTGCTGATTTCTTTTCAATCGGTTGTGGTTGTATGCTGTTTTGATCAAAACCTTCTAGGTCAATCTTACCATAAGTAGCAGGCTTAGCGTCTAATGGACCTTCTAAGAATAACTTAACCGCTTCTTTATAAATGTTAAGGTTCTTTTCATTTTGTTCTTCAGCATTTTTTTTACTTTGTGCATCATCAGGTGTACCACGTATTTTATTAGGAGCATCATAAATACCAGCATTAAATTTCTTTAACTGTTCTGCAACCGCATCGCTTGCGCCCTCTGGTTTTTTAGTTGTCTTAATATCTTTTTCTTTAATTTTAAATAGATCGTATGCATCTTTAGCCCATTCTTGTTTAGATATATCAAGAGAACCATTCTTGATTGCTGCAATTAATCCCTGTTTTTTTGGAGGCATTGATTGAAATTGATTTACATACTCTTTGTCAATCTTAATTAATAGTTTATCTTCTGCTTGTCTAGCCATATTCTTTTCAGTGTTTGCAAGATTCTCTTCTTTTTTAGAGTCTTCAACTCTGTTATAAGCATTTACAACATCATCCATTGTAAGTGGCTTATCCATTACTTTTTTCTCAGCTAAAGTAGCAAGGCGATGTAAGCGCTCAAGCCTGTCTTGAACATCTTTTGGAAGGCCTTTTGCTGGCAATGCAACTTCTGGCTCAGCTTCTTTTTGTGCTAACTTAGTTGGCTCTTTAACTTCTGGTTTTTCTTCTATCTTAGGTGCTTCGGCTACTTTATATATATCACCTTTAAATTCAGTAGATGTAGGATCAACATTAATAGATCCATAAACTTTTCTTCCTTCTGGAGTAACTTTATCTACTTCTAATAAATAGCCAGATCTTCTTGTGACAACAAAGTTATCTTTACCATCGCTTACTGTATCTCCAAGCTTTATATCTCCAGTATACTTATCTGTAGATGGATCATATCTTACTGCTGGTTTTTCTTCAGCCTGAGAAGTAACTTCTTTAGTTCTTTGTTTTTCTTGGCGAGCTTGGTTAAGTTCTTTTTGTACGTTCTCTAACTTAGCCGCTTCTATTTGATCTGTAATATCTTTGCCAGCTATCCCATCTTTAGCAGCTTGTAATACTTTATTAAGAGCAGTCATTCTTAATTCTAAGTTGGCTTCATCTTTTGGATTGACAGGTTTTAATTGCAACCTTCTTCTTTTAATTCTTTCAGATTTAATTAAAGCTTGATTAATATCTGATTGTATAACACCAATTAAAGAACCTAAATCAGCTAAATTTTTAGGTGCTTTGCCTTGGTGTACATCGGAAATAGACCATCCATTTTGATTGATATGATCTGTAATATTTTGCAATGTAGTGTTTACATTGTCATACATAGATTTCAGTTCTGGAGATGCTGATTTTAATGCCTTCTGTCTATTTTTCCATTCTATTGAATTTTGATCATAGAAGTTAGTCTCCATGCTCTGTTTTTCTTTTACTGGAGCAGCCGTTCCTTCAGCTTGTGCCTTATACTCAGCAGCTCTTCTTCTATAAAAATCTAAGTCTTCTGGTTTTTGAATAATTCCTTTAGTAATTGAAGATCTAAATCCGGCAGCAAATGCTGGTTGATATTTTTCAATCTCATCAGCTAATGCCAAAGCTTCAGCTTCAACCGCTTTATCTTCAATAGGTTTATTGCCTTGACCTTCTTCTTCTAAACGTTTTCTTCTTTCTTCTTGTCTTGCTAATGTTTCTTTGGCAACACGTCTAAATTGATCAAGATCGCTGTCTTTTTTAATTTCACCATTATTCCATTTCATATTTAGCAATCGACCCATATCTGCATCAATGGAACTAACAAGAGCTTTTACTAACTCATCTTTTTCTTTTTCTAAGTATACTGGCTTCTTGGCTTCTGGTTCTGCTTTTTCAGGTTCAGGTTCTGCTGCTGCACCTGATGGTGGTGGAGGTGGTGGAGTAGTTGGTTTAGCACCAGGAATATCTGCTTGATCAAATTCTGCTTCACTAATAGCGCCTGGCGTTGGTGGAGGTGCGCCTGCTCCTGGTGGTGGCGTGCCTGGTGCTGGAGGAGCTGGTTCTTCACCTGCTGCTGCAGCTTTGGCTTGATCTACTTTACCTTTGTATGTAGTAAGAGCTTCCATTGGACCAGTAGCAAGTTCACCAAAGTATTCATCTAATGCTGCTCTTGGATCTACTTTTTGTCCACTGGCAACTGAACCTAATACTTCACCAGATAGGCCATATAAACCTTGTTTGTTTAATTCTTTAGCTGTCTCTTTAGCTGTGCTGATAACACGTTTTGTAATACCTTTGTCTACTTGATTCATTACTTTATCTAAAGCTTCACCAGCTGAAGCAAAAGATCTAGCATCAAAGTTACCTATGACTGTAGATTTAACTGCTGCCTTCATGAATGCTTCATCATGAGAGTCACCTTGTTGTCTGTTATCTACATACTCTGTACCAAATTCAGTAAAGGTAGATGCTGCACCACCTGCATAAGAAGCACCCGTTGGACCTAAATTAGCATACCTTGCTAATGTTGCAGATACAATAGTAGCTAACGATGTAGGTAAGCTTTCTAAAGATACTGTAGCAATATGTGCTGGGATATCTTTTGCGTTAGATACGACTTCATGGCCATACATTTTAAGTTGACCAAACGTACTTGCATTTTGAAACTCTGGCGTAGCATATAAAGCATCAGCTTTTTTAGATAGCTCATCTGTACCATATTTTGTGGTAACAGCCTGAAGATCTTTATTGTATTGAGCTTTTTTATTTAAGTGTGCTATTAATTCAGCTTGATCACTTAATAATTGCTTTTGTTTTTCAGGTGGAGCTTTTTCAAAGTCTTTACCATAATCTTTTTTAGCTTGCTCAATCAATGGAATCATATCTGATAGATATGCATCGTTGACCATAGATTTAAAGTTCATGATGCCTTTAGCAGTAGATGCTAAGAAAGGATGTGGTGCATTTGGATCAAACTCACCACCAAGAAGATTTGTAACTGGTTGTGCTATATTTTTTGCAATGAAGTCTGCAGTGCTTGTATCTCCAGGAGCTTGTGCAGTTCCTTGAAGATCCATAATTGGCTGTTGTTGAATTTGAGGTTGAGCAGGGGCGTTGAGTTCTTTTAATAACTCAGGATCTGTCACGTACCCAGTGGCACTTGACTTGGGTGTTCCAACCGAATTAAGCTGTTTAAGTAATTCTGGATCTGTTACGTACTTTGGTTGCTCTTCGGGTGTAACATTAACTGTTGGAGTAATGTTAGCCATTTATTTTATTGTTGTGGCAGCCAGCCTTTGCCATCGTATCCGTATGTTACGCCACCAATAACTTTGGTATCGCCTACTTTTGGTCCAGCAGGAACTGCTGCTGGTGCAGTTTTATCACCAAATAAATAATCACCAGCCCTATCTAAAAAGCCAGGAGGTTCTGGAGCTTTAATTGGTTTAGGCGGTGGCATCTGATCTTTAGGTATAGGTTGCTTGCCAAGAAGATCTAGCATTTTTTGTGGTGACATAGACACAACATTATTGTAAGCTAATGCACGTATATATTCAGGAGTATAGCCTGAGTATTTAGCCGCTGCAAGTATTCTTTTTTCTTCAGCATCAAGTTTAGCGCCAAAGTCAGCAGCATATTTTTGAAGCAACTGTTCGTCACGATAATCTTGTGTATTTTTTTGAGTTGCTTTAAGGTTAGCTAATTGTAACTCTTTAAGATCTTTTTGAGTTTTAGCTGTATTAAGATTTGTTCGCATTAAATCATCACGTGTAAGCTTATTCTTATCTTGCTCAACTGCAAATTTAAGAAGTTCTTTACGATCTTTATCTGTAAGATCTTCTTGTTCTGATATATATTTAAGTGTTTCTTTACCAGCATTACCTAAGTTAACTCCAGCAAATGGTCCAGTCTGAGCCATTAAGTTAAGACCTAGCATAGTCCATTTGTCTTTACCCATTTGTTTTTCACGGTTTGCAATGCTTTTTTCTAAAGCCTCTCTTTGTGCTTTAGCAGCTTCGCTTTCTGGTCTTTCACTAATAAGCTCTTGTCTAATTAGCATTTCAGGATCTGCTGTCATTGGATCAATATTAGCTAATCTAGTATCAAATCCAGGAGGAGGCGTATATGTTCCATCATTAGATGTATCACCACCACCTACGAATGCTAGCAAACCACCACCTGCCATCTGAGTCATTTCACCAGTACCAATGTTATCTAAACCAGATCTAGTTTGTGGAACCATAGCAGTTTGCATAGGTGTTGGAGGTGTTTGTGGAAGCTGTTGCATATTTTGTGCAAATAAGCTTTTAGCTTCTGGATTAGCTTGAATATAATTATGCATACCTAATTCACCATTAGCTACCATCTTAGCTAAAGGTGTTGAGTATGGGCTTGCTTGTACTTTATCTAATTGCTCTTTATTAAAGTGTGACATAGGAATGCCACCCGCTGCTTTAATAACACCACCATCTTTTTTACTTAAACCATATGCAGCTGCACCAAGACCTGCAATTTGTGAAATTGGGTTTGGAGCTGCTTGATACATTTGTGTAGATGATTGTTGCATTGGTAACCCACGTAACATAGAGTTGAGTAGACCCAATTGCATGAATGGATATTGTTGAGCAGTTGCAAAATCTTGTACAGCTTGATTGATTTTGTTTTGTTCAAGACCTTGTTGTTGTTGGCCATATTGATTTTGTAAGTTAGCAATACCTTGTTGCGCTGCAAGTTGAGCGCCACCAATACCAGCCAATTGATTTGCACCACCTAAGAAAGCTTGGTTAGCTGCAAGTTGACCTTGTAAACCTTGAAGGCCTAAGTTAGCACCAAATTGTTGAGCTTGTTGTGCGTTATTAAACGCTTGATTATAGCCTTGACCAATCAATTGGTTTTGAGCCAACATTTGATTTTGTCTATTTTGAGCATTCATTAATGCTTCACGAGTGCCACCAAATGCGCCTTGTTGCGCTGCTTGACTTTGTTGTTTTTGACCTGCTATATCATATTGTTGATTAGCTAATTGAAGTTCTGGAGCTAAGGCTGCAGATACATAAGGGTTCATATAAGCTGACATAGCATATGGACTAGTTGCCATACGTGCATAATTTGCACCTACATCACCCATAGCACCTTCAACACCACCAAGACCTGCCATAGCACCTAATGTGCCACGAGTAGCTGCGCCATATTGGCCAGGCACTTTCATGTTAGCTGCAGTGCTAAATGCTTGTTGCTGCATTGGTGAGAAGCCAGCTATATAATCATTAACGTTACTACTGTATGGTGTGTATGGATTAAAACCAGTCATGTCTGGCGTATAGATTTGAGCTTGTGCTGCATTGAGCATATTCTCAACATAGGGACGTGCGTATTCAGGAACATTGGTAGAATAAGATGTGCTTGAAGTTGGAGCGCCACCACCACCGCCACCTTTACCTTTGTTATATCCAGGGTGCTTTAATACACCAATACCTATTTTGCTATTAAACATATTTAATTTTCCACTGGTAATTCATAAAATACAAAACGTGCCTTATAACCTTCAGCTTCCCAGAATTTCTTCCAGCCAGGTCTTCCATAAGACTCCATAACTTCGCAACCATGTTCCTTACAAAACTTCAATAAGATTGGGAATCCAACGACTCTCCAACTATGAAAATCTTTACCGCCTACAAAGTGCAACATTAAAACTCTTTTTTGAGGATAGTCATAGATTTCAGTAATCCAAAATCCAACCATACCTCTATCATCAAATGCAACCCATAATTGTTGCATTGGGTTAGTCATAACGCCATGCTTCATATCTTCAGCAGTGTATCTGCCATAAGTATATTTAGCGCATTTTTCAGCATAAGCCTGTATTTGAGGCCATGCATGATCTATATACTCTCTAGGAACTAAAGAGATTTCCATTATGCAGGTAAGTAATTATATGTCTTAGTATCTGCTGCAATGTTCTTAGTTTTAGCACGTTTTGCTTTGATACGATCCATCATTGCATAAAGTCGTTTAGCACCAGCGTCTGTTGAACCATTTCCTAATTCTGAAACAATTCTAGCTGGGATAACAAATTCGCCTTCAGCCAATCTTGCTGGCTGCTTATGACCGATAGAGGCTGGTATAGAGTCAGAAACGCCATCGCCAGGTCCTTTAAGCAATCTTCCACCATCTGAATATCCTCCTAAATTACCCATACTTAAACCACCTAAAGCATATCCTTGTAATCCACCTTCTTTAGCTGATGTTTGTGAGCTGTCATTTTGAATTGAAGCCATTGCTGTTTTAGCTGGATCTGGCATCATCACAGAAGCTCTAGATGCCATCTTACCTAAAGATTTAGCTTGTTTTAATATTGATTGTGCCATCTTATCTGATGACATGTTTTCAGTATCTTTTTCATATGGAGATATACCAAGTGCATTATATGCTGGACTATAAGCTGCGCCAGGATCTGTAGCAGTAATAGGTGCTGGTTTATATGAGCTATCTAATAATCCTAAACCAAAATTAACTAAACCTTTATTGGCAAAATGAGCTGTTTGTAATCCACCACCTGCTGAAGACATTGTGCCTGGTATGTAAGGTGTTTTTGTATAATCTACATATTGTGCTGAAGGATATGGGCTTGGCCTAATTCCAAAAGTACCTTTAAAGTCTTTTGAAAGTTTTTTAAAGCCAAATGGATTTTGATCTTCTGGAGCTGGTGGTTTGTTTGCTTTTGGAGTTAAAGCGTAATCTATAGCTGGATAAGCTGCAGCAAAAGTGTGCCATGGATTTTCTTTAACAAAATTCCAAGCTTCCGTTGGAGATGATGTAATCTTATCCCATCCTCTTCCAAATTGACTTGTATTGCCTTTTATTGCATCTGAAGAATACCAAGGAGCTGCATTTTGTGATGAGCCAATAGTTTCATTTACTTTATTTGCAACATTTTGCGCTTCAGCAGCAGTATTTTGTTGCACAACATCCATTGGTTTAAAACCAGTTCCTGAAAGTCCAGCGCCTGGTGCAGCATATGCATTTGTAAAATTACCAATACTTGCACCTGGGCCTATTGTTGTATCAGCCAATGCACCTACACCAGGAGTAAGTGAAGTTGATATTCCTGTGCCAGCTGCGTTTGTAACTAAAGCTGGATTAATATAATTTTTTGATGCTTCAAATGCTGCAGAACCAGCTTGTGGAGCCATGTTTTGAGCTGTTGATGCTCCTACCTTTGCAATATCTGCACCTAATTGTTGTCCAGACCATGCACCAAGACCAGCCATAAGACCTTGACCTAAGTCACCTGTAATAGCTGCAGTTGCTAATCCTATACCACCAATGAGTAGTGGTGTAGGAATGCCCATTGCGGCACCAGCAACACCTAATACAGTTGGAAGAATTGAACTTAAGAAACCAGCTTCTGGAAGACCCGTTTTAGGATTGATTGTAAGATCACCACCATGAATTTGTGCTAAACCACGAAGTGCTTTCACTTCGCCTTTAGACATGTGAATTAATTCAGTATCTCCATGACGACCATGGGATGCTAGGTGATTGGCGGCAAGGACTAAGCTCATAATTGACTCGCTTTAAATAGAGATATTTTCATGTATTTTACCATATTACGAAGCAGTATTGGATATTAAAATACCTTCTACACCAATACCTACTGCAGAAGTCCCAGAGGATGGTCCTCCAGCAGCTTGCCATTGAATATCTGTTTTTTGAGTATATGGGCGAGGTGCAACTCGTAAGGTTTGATAATTAGTTGTAAAAGGTGCTTGCAATAAAATTTGTATAAGACCTGCTGAAGATTGTGTCCAAACTCTATAAGCACAATAATTATTGATTGTATTACCACTTTGATTTGAATATGCATTAGAACGAGTTAAGTAAAATGTATATCCATTTGGTACTGTATAAATCATAGCCTGACTCTTACCATTACCAGCTATAATTTCTGCATATTGAATTGTTTTACCAGCATTTCCTAAATTTAAAGTACCTACTGCATTAACTGTTCCTGTCACTGAAATACCGTTAATTCTCAAATAACTATTAACAGTTGTAACACCTGTAGTTCCATTAGTTAGAGTTAAAGTTTCAGATAAGGTATTGTAACTTGAATCAAGACCATTAATTAAAACTTGTACTGCTGTATCAGAAGCTGAAGAACTCCAAAGAAGCATAGTTGTAGCAGATCCTGGATAAGTATATGTTGTAGTATTTTCCCATACAGGATAGTAGGTTGCTGCACTTGAGTTTGGTAATGCACCTTGATACCCATATATATTAACAACCGAAGCCCCAGTAACAAGACCACGGGAAACTTGCATATAAGATGGTAATGCTAATATAGACTCATTGTTATTAATAGCATAAGTAGGGCTGGAAGACGAACCAAGAGGTGGAAAATATTCAATACTCATACGCCCTCACCTCCACTAATAGTTACTGTACATCCAGTACCGCTTGCTTTAACTTGAATAGTATCACCTGCATTTAATATTTGAGTTCCACACCATTGAACTGTAGTATTGCCAGGTAATGCATTACTATAAAAAATAGCATTAGATGATGATGCTGTGCCACCAGAAATAACTAAACTTACATAAATACTAATAGATGAAGATGTTGTATTAACTATATCAATATCTTTAACAAATGTACGAGTATTAGCAGGTGTTGTGTAGACTGTAGCATACGATGTTGTCATCGCTGCTTGTCCTAATCTTGCTTGGGTAACGGCTTGATAATTAGACATTAACAGCACTCCATCCAAAGCATAACAGATTGAGTATTATCTACGCCAATTGTTTGACTTGAAAAATTATCTAGTTGATTAAAGTAAAGTCTTAATGCATTAAGCAATTGATCTTGATATTGTTGACTATACTCAGTTGCACTGATCGGTAGATTGGGTGCTTTGGTAGGTAATAATATATTGGTGGTGGTATCTGCCATTATCTTCTTCCATCTGGTTTAACATCTATACGAGGAATACCAAGTTGCCAAGCCACACCTAGTCCAGTAGATTGTATTTTAAAACTTAATTGTCTTCCACGAACTCTAGTATACACTTGTCCGTCAAAAGTTTGTACAGTGTATTGATGTGCTGAGGTATAGTTTTGTCCGCTTGTTACTGTATCAATATCACCTTGAATAGGCGTTGATCCAGAGTTTTGTTTGCTATAAAGTGTCATTGTAACGCTTGGATTATTAATGGTTGAACCATTGAAATTGACATCAGGCAACACACGCCATACAAAGCCAAGATGATCACCAGCCTCAATGCCAAAATCAGAAGATTGTACATATGCGCTAATAGGTTGTGGGCTTGCTGTTGCAACATCATCTGTGCCTACCTCATGATATAAAAGTCTTGAATTATAATCTGCTGCAACTGGATATGGGTTAATACCATATTGTAACCATGCAGTTCTTCCCATAGTTCCGTATGACCATACTTTATCTAAATAGTTATATATGACGTATTTATCTATAACAGTTGAATTTGCAGAGCAATAGAACCACCATACTTCGTTAAATGCTTCATTAGATCCGCAGAATATTTGGAATGCTTGATCTTCATTTAAGTCATTAAATATATATTGTCTTAATGAACATGGTAAGGTTTGAACCACACCAGTGTACATGTAGAACTTATCTTTACCCATCCAATAAGTTACATTATTAACTGTGACTGATGAGTTAGGTGAGATAATAGATATATTATCCATTAATACTTGGAAGCTCCATACATATGGATAACCTACATATTGCATAGAATATAGACATGAATTAGTCCATATTAAAATTTCTTGGCGTGTTGCAACACCACACATAATGTATGAGCCATTGGTTAAGTTATATTCACCAGATTGATTTGTTACTTGTGGAACCCATTGATATGGATTAGCTTGATCTGACCAGCGCACTAACATCGGATTAAATGATGTGCTTGGATTTGTTGGGTTATATGAATTAGCACCTAATGCAATAATAAACTGTTGTATAGATGATGTAATAACTTGATTGGTTGAATTAGGTACAAACGAACCTGCATATGAAAATGAATATGAATTAGAATCATTTACACCAGTAGTTGCTATTGAAATAGGAACTGATGTTGAACCTGGCACATATGCATTAGTGACATAAGTTCCAGTCGCAATATTCGTTCCAGTTATATAGGAATATGGAACTATGTTGTTAGGATTAGTTACTGTGATTGTAGAAACACCAGATCCAAATGTAGCTGTGCTTGATGCTAATTGGGCTGCGTTAGCTAATGTAGCTAAACTAGATGCTCTAACAGAAACACCTAATGAATCTTGCCAATAATAAATTGGACCACCACGTGGCGCAATCACAAGATCTGCACCATAGTTATCATTTGACCAAAGTCTAATAGCACCAGCAATACCAGTTGAAGCCGCTGTACCCCATCCACGAGATCCGTATTGTGGATAAGCTACAATGCCTGTGCCACCACCAGATCCATTTGCTGTAGCCGTAATATAAGCTGTACCTGTGCCAGATCCACGACCCGTAGCTGTAAATACTGTACCAGGCGTATTATTAGCAGCACCAATAGCTGTAAAACTTGTAGTACCTGCAGTAGCAATTGTATAGGTTTGACCTATTGTAAACGATCCTGCTGGCTCTTCTGGAAGTTTAATATCATAAGTATTAGTAGCTACATTACTTATAAGAAATGTTCCTTGCAATGCCGATTTAGGAATACCATTAAATGCTGGTGTTGAATATATAGGCGTATTAGTAGATGGTCCTAAAAAGGCTACATAATTACCATTACTTAATCCATGTGCTGTTTGTGTAACAGTTACTGTAGATCCACCAGATGAGGTTAGAAATGGATTTGAACCTAATGATACTGGCACTGTAAGTGAATAAGGGCCTGCTCCCCAGCCTAATCCAGCAATAGCTGAAGATGATCCTATCGGATATTCATATTTAATAGTGACTGTTCCACCGCCTGTAGCATTAGATGATGCATTAGATGATGCAGTAATTTGATATGTTGTAGTGCTTGTAACAGCAGTGACTGTATATTCACCAGAAATCGTTAATCCGCCTACAGATGCTGTAGATGTAATAATGACATAATCACCCACAGATGGATTGTAGTTGTTGTCTGTAATAGTTACCAATGGTGATCCACTAGATGTAGCTAATGGACTTGCTGGAAGATTATATGGTGCTGATAATGCTGTGCCATCTGTTCTATAAATTGGCGTAATGTCATAATAAACACCACCAAAGAATATATAGTACTTGATGTTTGTACCAAGAGAAATATAACTAGAAAGACCATCTACATCAATCCATGTCCATAAAGATTTGGCATAGCCTAAGAATTGGTCAGAATCTACTTGGATCCATCCACCAATCTTTTCAGCCTGTCCTGAACGGAAACGGATTTTATCACCATCATAAAAACCACCTTCGTTAGAATAGTTGGTTCCTTCACGGTTTAATCCAGGTCTATATGTTAGTTTTTGTAATGGCATTAATAAGGCCTTGTACCTGATTTATCTATAATCAAAGCCATTTTACGTGGCTTATCTGCAAATTTATTTGGTATTGAAATATGAACCCATGAGTCAAACTCACGGATAAGTTGATCATATTCAATATTACTTTTTAATAATAGTTTAATAATATCATCTGGTGTTAAACCAGGAACTCTTATGTCAGCTGCACATCCTAAGCAGTGTTGAGATGTGGGTTGACCGCCTACAGATTCATTAACTTGTAGGCTTCTGTAGGCCGAATTAATCATAATTGGCCTACCAAGCACTCTTCTTACTTCTTCAAGAAAGCGAGCCAACCTAACAAGGTTTGCTTTAACTTCTTCACTTGGCGTGTTATCCAGTCCTTTGCGTTTTGCAATTTCACTATATATTAACTCCTCTAATGTAAAATTTGGGCTTAAGTTCATTTTTTCTTAATGTAAAATAAACTACGTTCCCCGAATAGATAGAATCCTACAGCTGATGCAAAGTTATTTACTTCATCAGACATATGACCTACCGCTACTGTATAGCACCATACACCTAAAACCATAAGACCTATGACTGGTCTCATAAGACGTACGATAGCTTCTACCCATGGATAACTTGTATTACCAGCACCCACTTCGTTCATGACTTTAAAAAACTCTAAGTCAATATTTTTCATTTGCGTATATTGCTCAATCGTAGCTGGCTTGAATTGATCAGGCGCTACAAATTTATTAATTAATGATTTGCCTAAATCCATCATGATTGGAGCAAAGGCAGATAGCATTGTAATTGGATCCATATTATTTCCTAAATGTTTTTATATAACACATAACCCAGTCTGTCTTAATGCACATCTGAGCATCTATGATATTCATCTTACCTAGACATACTCTACGATGAAGTTCATTTTCTAACTTATCTTTATCATGAGCATTATTTGTACCACAGTAACTTTGTGGCCATAAGTTACGCCCATCATTTGAACCACCTAATGAAAGTGAAACTAAATGATCTACCTCATAACCTTCTGAACATTGGGATCGGTCATTTCCATTTATCCCATAGTTACTGTATATATCTTTTTTTAACGACTCTGGTACATTACGTACTAAAGATGTAGATGTAGTACACAACTCACGAACAGAAACATCACGCATATATCCAGGCGTGATTTTAGAGTTAGGTAATTCTGCTGGAATACCATTGTGAAAATGTAGTAATCCTATAAGCAGTAAACCTGCTTTAGTAGAATTAAGCATTATACAGTTGGTGTTTCTGCTGGAGGATCTGTTACAACTGGTTCTACTGGATTAGGATTTTCCCATGTCCATGTAGTTGTATTTAAAACCCATGTAGAATCTGGTTGTGGTGCATAGAATACATCATTAGTACGATCATAGATGTAACCAATACCAGCATAGTTGCCACGTAATGCAACACCGCCATCTGGTTGACCATCTTGACCATAGTGTACGCCACCACGGGTATTATAACTACATTGTATCCATTCACCTGGTGTAGAATCTACATAAGTGTCAAAGAATTCTTTTTCGGCTACGATAACTTGCGTTACCTTACCATCTGTTACTTTTGCGAAATGACTCAAAATATTTCTCCTTGTTAAAAATTAAGCTGTATATGTGCCTGAAGATGCCCAAGCTAAAATTGTATTTCCACCTGATACTA